GAAGATGGAACATGTATGACAACAATTCTAGGACTACACAAGAGAGATAATGACCCAAGACATTGCGGATATGATGCACATATAATCAGAGCTAAAAAAACCCCAGAGGAACAAAATAAAGTATTTTAAATAAAATGAAAAAAGAAACCACACAAAAGAATAAAGTAGGAAGACCAACAACATACAAAGAGGAATACATACAGAAGGTAGACGAATATTTGAGTACATGCCAAGATGAAGAATTTGACTGGACTAAGAGTACATCGAGCGGAAAAGTAGACAGTGAATCATGGGAACATAGAATCAAAGTACACCTACCAACACTAGAGGGGTTTGCACAATTTATAGGCGTAAATGTTGATAGTTTATATGAATGGAGAAAGACACACAAAGAATTTGCCGAGTCTTTGGGAAAAATCCTTATAGAGCAAAAGAATCGACTAATTTCTCGAGGATTGTCTGGAGACTACAACCCAACAATAGCAAAACTCATCCTCGCAAGTAATCACAAGATGACCGACAAAGTAGAACTATCCGGAGACACCGATAAACCACTTGAAATAATAATCAAGAAATTATAATCATGTTAAATATATTGGTATCATTATATTTATTGTTAACCGGTCAATGGATTTTGTGTCTTTTAGTGCTTTGCATTTAATATGTCAGAATCAAACAAAATAGAACTACCTCATGCTTTCACACCAAGAGAGTATCAAAAGCCATTTATAAGAGCCTTTCGTGATTTAATAGTCAAAAGGTTTATTTTAGTATGGCATAGACGAGCCGGGAAGGATAAGACTTGTTTCGTGGAGTTACCAGCTAAGATGTTCGAAAGAATAGGAGCTTATTACTATCTAGCACCAACATACAAACAGGGTAAGAAGATTATATGGGATAACATCGACAATGATGGTTTTCAAATGTTGCAACACATCCCTAAAAGTATAGTAAAGAGAAGAAATGAAACAGAAATGAGAGTGGAACTTGTTAATGGTGCTTATGTACAGATAATCGGTACAGAGAACCTCGATGCACTTATGGGAGGTAACCCAATGGGGATAATCTTCACAGAGTACTCATTGCACACTCCGGAAGTATGGAACATGTTACGACCTATCCTAGCGGTAAATGGAGGATGGGCAATATTTAACTACACACCAAGAGGAACTAATCACGCTTATAAGCTATTGAAAGAACATGAAGACGACCCCAACTGGTTTACACAAGTACTCACAGTAGATGACACTCATGTACTAACACCCGAAGACTTAGAAGAAGAAAAGAAGTCAATGCCTAGAGACTTGTACGAACAAGAGTATTATTGTAAATTTATTGATGGAGCATCGCAATTCTTCAAAGGTATTGAGAAGTGCATCTATACAGAAGAACCATATGAACAACCCGAGCTACTACACGAATATAAACAAGGTACAGACCTCGGACAAGTTAACGACTATACAGTAATCACAACAATAGACCTAAACACTTTTAAAGTAGGAAAGCAAGAAAGATTTAACCATATTGACTACAACCTACAGAAGTCAAAGATACTAGCCAAATATTATCAGTTCAGAAGCCCTACAATGACCGCAGACAACACGGGGATAGGTATACCCATATTAGATGACCTTTCTAAAGAAATAACTAACCTAGAGCGTTATACGTTCACAGAGAAGACACGGATGAATCTACTTGTGAATCTACAAATACTAATCGAACAACAAAAGATAAAAATCCCCAATGACCCTATCCTAATCCAAGAACTAAAATCGTTTGAATATATCTTAGGAGCCAAAGGCAAAGTAAGTGCAGGATGTCCAGAAAACTTACACGATGATACTGTTATGAGTTTAGCTTTAGCAGTATGGGGAATACCAGATAAACCACTTGAAATAATAAACCCCTACCATGAAATGAGACTGCAAGCAATTAATGACATGAGTATTGACGACAAGACAGGATATTTAAAATAATCAATTTTATTAGTGTGGTATAATACGATAACATATGGCAAAGAAATCTAAAGAAAATGTAAACCCAGAGACAAAAGCACCTAAAGAGGAAACTAATCCTCAATTTAAAAATGTGATAGGAAATAAGATAAAGATACTTAAGCAGTATGTTACTGAAAAAGAATATGCTATCAAAGTACGTCAAACTAAAATACAAAACTGGTTAAGAAACGAAGAACTATACAACGGAGTTACTCAAAAGACCTTGATGACTAGAAGTAATCTACACTTGCCAATCGTATTCGAAGGAGTACAAAACGCATCAAGTAAGATAGGACAAGTTCCAGATTTAGAATTTGATACAATTCCAGAAGGAGACGAAAATGCTTCAGACATAATGAAACACGTAGTCAAAGAGGATTTAGACTCAAGTGAATTTGATATAACATGGGAAAACTCAAAGATTGAATGTGGAATATATGGGGAAACTGTATACGAAGTAATACCCGGAAATGATAAGCAAACTGTTGAACTTGTTGATACTTTAGCCTATCTAAGAAGTCCAATCGCCAAAAACTCAAAAACAGCCTTATATCAAGGAAGACAATTTATCTATAAAACAATCGAGCAACTTGAAGATGAAGCTGAAGACATGGAGTATGACATGGAAGAAATCCAACGCCTAAAGGATAACAAAGTACCTAACGAAACAGAACAAAGCAACAATAACGAAGCTAGTGTTAAGAATATTCGTTTTGCAAATATGGGACTTTCAAACACTACTCAATTTGGTAGTAAAGTAGCAGAACTTACTAAGTGGCAAACCTACATAGATGGAGAACTATATCAATTACTTGTGGCTAATGACTTATATTTATTACAAGCAAAGCCTATGACAGACTTTGGTATTGATAGACCTACTTTCGTTTATTGGGGAATGTTCTCAAGAGGTATTGCTATGCTTGCACCTTCTATTGCAGACATCTACAGAGACCCAAATATCGCTATTGATGTTATAACAAATCAAGGAATCGACAATAACACTTATAGAAACTTTGGAGAAATCTTTGTTTCATCAAACTCTGGACTAAAACAATCATCAATCGTTCCACGACCTAATGGAGTTACTGTTGTAACAGTAGGACAAAATGAACACATCCAAGATAAAGTATGGGTTAAACCTGTACAAGAAATTTCACAAGGACTAGGACTATCTCAAAACGTAAAAGGATATGCTGATAATGCTTCTGGACTAGCACCAAACATATCACCATCAAGAGGGAAACTTTCTGTAACACAACAAGCAAGACTAAATGCTGAAGTAGAAGCAAAGATTGTAGTAATGAAAAGACGAGCAACAATCGCCTTCAAAGAACTATGTCAGCTTATGGCAGATATAACAGCTTCTAAATTAACAAAACCTCGTAAAGTAAAAATATTTGGATATAAAGACCTAACACTTGAAGGAGTAACAAAAGCAAACTTTAAAGATGTTATACTTGTAGCACAAGCATCTCCCGCAGAAGACTCTGCACAAAATAAAGCAATAAAACAAAAGGCTAAAATAGACCTTTATACATTATTCAAAGATGACCCTAAAGTACCCGGACAACTTGCTATGAGACGTTCAATAGCTAAGACATTCGACATCCCACCACAAGAAATTGAAGATTGGTTCACAGAAGAAAAACAACCAAATAAGGAATTACCTATAGTACCCGGACAAGAAGAACAAGGAGCAGACTCAAAACCTATGACAGATGCTTCAGCAGAACTAGGAGCAATGCAAAAGAGTGCTCAATCACAAGTTCCACCAGCAATTAAAAGTCCAATGCCTAAACAATAATTATGACAAATAAACTTGAAAAATTAATTGAAAGCAAAGAAGATTTTGATAAAGAGTCAAGAGATTTTATTGATAGTCTTGTATTAGCAGATAGTCAAATTGCAGAGATTGATAATATGAAAAGAACTCCCGGATGGAAGATTATTGATACAAAGATTAGAGAGGAACTTCACGAAAGAATAGCAGACCTTGTGAAGGATGATTTAAAAGTTCAAACATTATTAGCGTTACTCAAAGTAGCAGATACTAAGAGTTTAACTAGAATTTTGGATGGTGAAATAGAAAACATAATCCCGGAATAAGGTAATAAAACTAGGATTAAATTATTAATAACGAGACTATAACAATAGGCTCAAAGAATAAATAATATGAGTGAGAATAATGACGTAGACTTGTACAAGGAGTTGGAAGACGAATTGAATAAGTCAGAATCAGTGGATGATTCGGGTGCGGGCAACCAAGAACCAAACAAGGAAGACAAACCTAATGAAGAAATTGTCAATGAGGATGGAGACCTAAGTGAAGATGAAATATCTAAACTAAGTCCACGTGCTCAAAAACGTATTAGAGAACAAGCAGAGAAGATTAAAGAACTTAGTGCGAAGGAAATAGCACCAAAGGAGGAGGAAAAGGAAATATCCCCCGAATCTAAAGAGCATGATTTTAAAGACGTTTCAGAATTTCTTAATGCAGTTCAAGATAAAGATTCTCGTAAGTTACTAGAAACATTCTATGGAGTTATAAAGAAGGAAACTTCTTCAACATTAGCACCAGTAGAGGAAGCTAACAACAAAGCGAAATTCGAAGCAACTTTTGGAAAGTATGAAAAGATTGATGGTATTGGAGATTATAAGGAAGAACTTAAAAAGACTTTCTTACGTAATCCATCACAAGATATTGATTCATTATTTGCTAAAACTGTAACTGATATTACCTTGAATAGAATTAAGAAAGTTGAAAATAAACCTTCTGACCCTAATAGGAACGGAAGAGTAAATCTTGACGGTGCAACATTAGAACAACTATATGATGCATTAGACCAAACAAAGGATTAATAGGTAAACAATTAAAAATATGGATAATAAATGTATAAATAACTGTACATCAGCACCAGGTTTAACTTACGGAAGTTCAGATGCAACTAAAATAAAAGTTGCAAACACAACTTTCTTCAAAGTTAATGGTAGAAAGTTTTATGTAGCAGGAGCAGAAGTTTCAATCGTTGGAGCAAAGAGAAATCTTCCAACATTAAATGGAGTAGCACAAACAGCAGGACCATTAGCTTTTGATGATGGCACAGTAGATGTATCAACAAAATCTTGCAGAGTATATGCTGTAGTAGCAACTTCATTAGAAACAGACCCTTACACAGTAACTCTTTCAGCAATTGCAGGAGAAGACTTCCCTAAAGGAAGAAACGCACAAGCAAGTGATTTCCCAACAGTAACACAATCAAACTCTGTTATTCTTGGGTACTTATACGTTAAAAATGAAACTACAGCTAACCTTGTTCCAGGAACAATGTTACTAAGTACAGTTTCAAACGTAACAAAGACTTTCACAGACAACTACGCACAATCTGGTAAATAATCGGAAGTGCAAATTAATAAAATTAACAATATAAAATTAACAATATGACAGTATTTTCAGCAATAGACGTAGGACAAAAGATTGTTACAAAAGAACTTATTGATATTTTGAAGCAAAAACTTATGTGGTACAAGACCGCAAAAGTATTCCCTGTTGCAAAAGGTTCAAATAGTAAAACAGTAATATTCCGAGGTTTCAACCGTCTTTCATTAGCATTAACACCTTTAAATGAAGGTATAACACCAGCAGGACAAAACTTGACTATGAACCAAGTTAACGCTGTATTATCTCAATATGGAGATTTCACAGTTATAACAGACATAGCAGAATTCCTATACGACCGTTCAGCAATTAAAGATGCTTCAGATGTTTTGGGTATCCAATCATCAGAAACAATCGACACTACAATCATGAACGTAGTAGCATCTGGTACAAATGTAATTTACGGAGATGGTACAGTTTCAACACGTGCAACAGTTGCAACAACAATGAAACTTACAGCATCTCTAGTAACTAGAGGAGTTCGTTTCCTAGAAAGAAACAACGTAGAAAAGTTCTCATCAATGTCAGGTATGATTTCTGATGCTTACGCATTAGTAATACACCCAGATGTAGCAATGGACTGGAGAAACGATTCTTCATTCATTTCAGCAGTAAATTACTCATCTCCAACTCCATCAAACGATAAGAGAGGTGATTTATTCACAGGTGAACTAGGTTATTGGCAAGGTGCTCGTATTATCTCAACAACAATGAGTCCAGTTTACGCAGGTGCAGGAGCATCCTCACAAGCAGTTTACGGATGTTTGTTATACGGTAAAGGAGCATACGCAGTTTCAGAATTTTCAGGTGGTCTTAAGACTTACATCCACACTGGAGGAGTACAAGACACTTCAGACCCATTGGAACAACGTTCAACAGTAGGTTGGAAGTGGGAAGGAACAAGTGCTATTCTTGATAACAACCGTTTAGTTCGTCTTGAAGTTTCAGCAACATTGTCAGGTGCAACAGCCTAACAATTAAGTAGTTCTTTGGTTCTACGGGGAGATTAGAAATAGTCTCTCCAATAGAGCCAGAGAACAAAGTGGTATTAAAAAATAACGTAACTATAACAATAGGTACACAAATAAAATATATGACAGAAAATAACAACGAGTTTAAGTTTTCAACATTAAGAAATTTTGGTTCAGAACAATTTAGTTTTAGTGCAGTAATTCATTCAAATGAAACTGAACTAACTCCAGAGGAAATTGATTCAGGAATTAAACAACTTGATTCAGCAATCTCTAAAGCATTTATAGCTTGTCAAAATCGAGAAATAAGTGAAATGGCTCTAGTATCAGATTTATCTGAAAGACGAACAGCAGAAATCAGAAAGAGAGATGAACAATTAAAGAAAGAAATGGATGCAAAAACAGATGCAACTAAAACTCTTAAAAAGGCAGAATCATTATCAGATAAACTATCTAAATAATTATGCCTAAAATTTCAACTGTAAAAGCAAACAACACAGAGCCAAAAGTACCAGCTTCTGTTTATCCAGAAATTAAAGCAAAGGAGGAAGAATTAGAAAACATCTTCATTGACCCAGATATGGTAGGAAAAGGTGGTATTCGAATAAATGGTCAAATATTTATCGGACACATAAAAGTTCCAAAGACTGTAGCAGAAGACCTTTTAAGAATTCAAGAGGAATATTGGGAAACAGTTAAGAAATTGACTGACCGAAATATATCTGTAAGAATGAAAAATGATTTCCAAAAAGAAGCATTATTCCTTGCAGACCCTAGTGAAAACGTTAATAAGAAAGGATTTACTAAGGACTATGGATTACTTCCACAACGAGAGTTCTTACTTTGTAAACCTGCTTTTCAAGAACATTTATTAGCATTGCGAAAGCAACTATACGGATATTAAAATGTCTCAACAAAATACACAATCAAAACTACCTACAATGAAACCTTTACCAGTCAAAGAAATGAGATATGGTGAAAAACCAACTAAAACATATAAGATACCTAAAGCAGGTAAACAAAATGGTGCAGGTTGGGGTGGTGAACCTATGAAGAAAACAGTTAAAAAAGCTGGTCTTCCTTCAAAGAGTAAGGTAATGAAATCAATCAGTAAATCAATGGGGTATTAGTTACTCCAGTGGAGATGGAAAAATCGTCTCTACAAATGTGCTTAATATCACAGGAACTAATTATTAATTAATAAATTAACAATGGCAACATACAATAAATTTCAATGTTTCGTAGCTGACATCTGCAACAAAGTACACAATCTTGCTTCAGATACTTTGCAAGTAGCTTTAACAGCAACAGCAAATGCTCCAGTCGCAACAAATACGGTTTTAGCTAACCTAACTCAAATAGCTTATACAAACTTGTCATCACAAGTAATCACTACAACTTCCTCAACTCAAACTTCTGGAACTTATAAATTGGTTCTTGCTGACTTGACTCTTACTGCTTCTGGTGCTGTATCAGCTTTCCAATATGTAGTAATCTTCAATCAAACTTCAACTTCTGACTCTTTGATTTGTTGGTTTGACTATGGTTCTTCAGTAACATTAGCAAATGGAGACCAATTCGTTATCGACTTTGATAATGCAAACGGATTATTCCAAATAGCTTAAGTATCTACTCTGCCCTTTTACGAGGGTGGGTATAGATAATTAAAATTATATGACATTAAGTTTTGGAACACCAACTCAAATAACAGCAAATGATTCAAATACACTACCATTAACAGTAGGTTTTCAATTTAATAGTGCTACTACTAAATGGCGTTGTATCGCAAGTGCATAATATGTTTAACAAAAAACCTAAAATCCAAAATCTAAGTACAACCTCAAAAAACTTCTCTTATACAAAAGGAGAAGTTAGTTTGAATTTTAATTTACGCACAGATACAAAAACTCAACTAAAAGATTTTGCAGAACTCTTAAAGGTCGCTATATTAGAAGTAGATAATGAGATAAATAAATAATATGGCTACAATGAGAGCATTAATAATAGGAGGTGGAGGTGGTGGAGGAGGCTCTTCTTCTCCTGATGGTGGAGGCGGTGGGGGTGGTGGATTCCGAGATATTTCATCTATTACTGTTACTGCTGGGACATATTCTATTGTTATTGGTGCTGGTGGTGCTACTTGGACAAGCAACAATGGGCAAGGAGATGGAGCTGCTGGTGGGGATTCTAGTGCTTTAGGTTACACTGCAACTGGAGGTGGGGGAGGAGGTGGTTCTAATAGTGGAAGAAACGGTGGATGTGGTGGAGGTGGTGCTGGCGAAAGTGGAATTACAGGAGGAGGAACTGGAAGTTATGGATATAATGGTGGTGCAGGTTATTATGTATCTACACAAAATAATAGAACTGGAGGAGGGGGAGGAGGTGCTGGAGGACAAGGAGGGTATGGACCAGATGTAGGGTCTCAATATGGAGGAACTGGTGGTTCTGGGGCTTCTTCAAATATTACTGGTTCAACTGTTTATTACGCTGGGGGAGGTTCTGGTGCTGGATATGAAGGTACTGGAGGTGGTCAAAATGGAGGAGGTAATGGGGCTACAACTCACTACGGGGTTAGACCAACAGGAGGAACTGCAAATACGGGAGGAGGTGCTGGAGGTAATGGCTCATA